AAACCGAATAATGATTCCGATAATTGATTTTCATAGCAAAACCGTAGAACAACAGATGTATGTTGCATACACCACTTGTGGTTTTGCAGTATTTACTAATGTTTATGATGAATGGTTATCAGAATTTCGAGATTGGCGTCATCTCATGGAGGAGTTCTTTAATCTTCCAGTTGATATAAAACAACAGTACGCATATAGTGGTGTTACTGAAAATATTGGTTATAACTGGTTGGAAGAAGAAAGATTGACGCCAACCATGCCCGGTGATTTGAAAGAATCATACAATTGGGTATCTCCAGATAGGATGCAGGAACAATACTGGCCTACGGAGATACCTGATTTCAAACCTATGGCTCAAAAGATTGAACGGATAGCAAGAATGTTGTCCTATCAATTTCTCTATAGATTTGAAAAAGTTTTGAGATTACCTACTGGATCATTAGTAGAGAAACATATTGATGGTTCTGCGACCATGAGAATGATAAAATATCCTGCATGGGATGGAGAAATAAAAGAAGGTCAAGTCAGGGGTGGAGCTCATACTGATTATGGTTCAATCACTTTACTCTGGCGATTTGATGATGTTGGTGGTCTACAAATACAGGACAGAGAAACAAATTATTGGGTTGATGCTCCTATTGTAGAAAATTCTATTGTATTAAATATTGCAGATATGTTTGCAAGGTGGTCAAATGATACCTTAAAATCTTCCAATCATAGAATAGTTAATACTGATCTTACAAGACCACGATACTCAATGCCCTATTTTGTTGATCCCGGCAGAGATGTGATTATTAAAAACCTCACAAACCTACCAGACAAATACCCTCCAATTTCAGCATATGAATATTTGAAGTGGAGATTAGCTCAATCATATGATGATGATAACTACATAGAAAATGTACAAATAATGGAAGATCAACGTAAAAAATGATAGATTTATTTCAGAAAATAGATTTTACATCTCATGCAGGATTAGACCTGACATGGAAAATTGAAATGGATGCACTTTCACATAGAGAGTGGGAATGTATATCACATATGATACGAGAACTTTCTCCACCATTTAGAGAAGCAATTGGAATTCCTAGAGGTGGTAATGTATTAGGAAAATTACTGAATCGACATGGAACAGGTAAGGAAGAAGACCCTATATGTATAGTAGATGATGTGTTAACTACCGGAATGAGTATGGATACCTATAGGGAAGAGATGGATATAGAGAGATGGCAGAAGAGTTGTGCTCTGGGATGGGTAGTATTTGCTAGGGTTAGACCCCCTAAGTGGATAAAAGCACTGTTTCAAATGCCAGTAATTTGAACCTTCTTTACAATTATAAATAACAATGACAAAGACATTTGAAACATTTCAGAGTATATTAATAAATGAAATAGATAAAACGAAGCTTTATATTCAAGAAGTGAGAAAAAAGAAGTCTACTGATGTGGAGGAAATTATTCTACCACAACAACTTAAATATTATATACAAGGACTTCAATTTTCATTAGATGCTCTAAACAGTATTCAAGATTATTATGAAAACTCAGAAGATAGCGGGGATTGATTACTCATTAACTAGTCCCGCAGTTACGATATATCATGGCAACAGATGGAATTATAATGACGTTGAGCATTATTGTATTGCTAATAATACTAGCCAAATGGGGAGGTGGTCCGCCATTCAAAATGTAAAAGTTACATTATATGAATCTTGGACTGATGCCTTAGAACGGTATGAATTTTTAGCAGATTGGGTAATACACAATCTATTATATGCAAATTTTAATAAGACTGTAAATATACCCTATGATAAACCGGATCTTGTTGTATTGGAAGATTATGCGTATGCGGCAACTGGTAGAGTCTTTCATATTGCTGAAAACATGGCTATTTTGAAATATAAATTGAAAAAACATGGTGTTAAATATATAATAGTACCACCAACAGTTATTAAGAAGTTTGCAACAGGCAAGGGAACTGCTAATAAGGAACTGATGTATCAAAATTTTTGTGAAGAAACCAAAACAAAAATAAACTTGACAATATCTCCTAAGTCTGATACAATAAAGAATCCTACAAGTGACATTGTAGACTCATACTATATTTGTAAATATGGGTATAATAACTTGACAATTACAAAATAGAATGGTATAATGAATAACAAAGACGTAGAAAAAGATAGAATATTAGAGTGTTTAGAGAGTACTCTTACTGAGATGATTTCTTCTACTGGAAATTTTGCCAAAGGAGACATGACTTGGACTAATGCAGACTTATTTTTAAAATCTACAGATAATGTAGTAGTTAAGTTTAAAATTGGTTATACTGATGAAGGAACTGTTACAGGAAAAATAACAACATTTACCTTAGATGAAAATGGTGAACCACAACCATTTGATTTAAGTGATTTAATGAAGCCTGATGAAGAGATTAAGTTGACTTCAGAGGAAGCACCGGAGGGAACCTTACTAAATTAATATGGAAGAAGTGAAAGTTGAACCCCGTGATCCATTCATGGGAAAAGACAAAGAAAGAAAGAATTTTTTTGTCAAGCTTACCAAAATAACAAACTCTCCAAAATATGGAAAAGTTCACGTCATCGAAGATAAGGCTGGAAGACGAGCTATATTTTTTAAATATACAACTAAAGGTGAAATTCCAGAAGCTAGAGTAGGTGACTGTATAGTTATCCATGCCACATGTAATCATGGAAAAAATAGTTTAGATGGCCAAGAACAAACCTATTTTAATCGAGTTCAACTCGTAAGAAATGTTGGTAGTACTGAAGATCCTGTCACTACTAATAATATAAGATCAAGTGAAACTGATGTTCTTGATAGTGAATCAAAACATTGGGCTGAACAAGTAGAAATAAACCCACCCGCATGAGACCGAAATTAACAGTAATTGATGGAGGAAAAACTGATGATGAACCAGTCGAACTAATAGATCCAAATTCTAACGGCGGAACAGAAATTCAGGCAAGAAGACTTTTTAGTGAATTGCCAGACCTATGTGAACAATTTGATTGGGTTTTGTCTTATCCTAAAAAACCAATTAATCCCAAAAGACCAACTATTTTATGGATGCATGAGACTCCATTTGATCGGGGAATTCAAACACAATTTAAAGATCCCAATTACTGGAAACAATTTGTTAAGATTGTATTTGTATCTTATTGGCAACAACAGATGTTTCATGTTATGTATGGTGTGCCTTATGAAATTTCAATGGTAGTGCAAAATGCCATAGATCCAATTCAAATAGAAGAAAAACCTTTAGGACAACCAATAAAATTAATTTATGCTTCAACTCCACATCGAGGATTAGATATACTATTGGATGTTGTTGAAAATGATTTAAATGATTTTAATTGGGAATTGGATGTATTTTCGTCTTTTAAATTATACAATAGACCATCAAATGATATCCAATATCAAAAATTATTTGACAGATGTGATAATAATGATAGAATAAATTATTATGGCAATCGACCTAATGAGGAAGTTAGAAAAGCTATGATTAATTCCCATGTATTAGCATATCCTAATACATATTTGGAAACGTCATGCATTGTCGCAATGGAAGCAATGAGTGCTAAAAATTTAATCGTTTGTCCGCAATTTGGAGCATTACCAGAAACAACTGGACAATTTGCTTGGACATATAATATGGAACATGATAAAAGTAGGCATCGCTATCTTTTTTCACATCTTTTAAAAAATGTAATGATGACCTATGAAAATATAGATTGTCAAAATATGATAGGATTACAAAAAGTCTATGCAGATACTTTTTATAATTGGCAAATAAGACTTCAATTGTGGCAACAATTATTAGAAGGAATGTCCGCAATGATACGTCCACCAACTGGAGGGGTAAGTTAGACAACATACTAGAAGAAGCTTCTCTGAACCTTCTAGGCATAACCTCTGCCCCTCCCCTTAACAATGAATTGAGAAACTAAATGGCAAAAAAAGCAAAAGAAACACCCCAACAAGCAGCAAAAAGGATGGCAAAATTAAGAGCCAGAAAAAAACCTGCCAAATATAAGAACATTTATAAATCTGTTTTAGAGAAACCGGATGATGATCCACTTTCTCTTAAAAATGTGAAAGAATGGATTAAACATTGTAAAGAAGAGGCTTCTGCATTTTCTAGGTCTGCGAGAGGTTCATCTTCAAAAGCAAAAGAGAGGGCACAAGCAGCAGCAGATAATAAATTAGGATATGTCCGTTTCATGGAACACTATTTGAGAACAGGAGATTGGATTTCAAATTATATGGGGAAAGAGGAAAATCAAAAAATAAATTGGAAATGTGTCGCAATGGCATATTATCCTGATGGTACACCAAAAAGATCAGAAGGAGTATGGTATCCAGACATTAAAAAGAAGTGGACTAATAATATGATGAATGAACCTATTGCGATAACTGATAAACAATTTGTAGGAAAATGATACTAGTAGATTTTAGCCAGGTATTCATTGGTTCCTTTATGCAAGTAGCCAAATATGAACCACCTGATGAAGAAATGGTGCGACATGTAGCACTAAACACTATAAGATTTTATAATAAAAAATATAGTAAAGAATATGGTGAAATAGTTGTATGTTGTGATCATTATAATACTTGGAGAAAACAATTTTTTCCAGCTTATAAGGCGACAAGGAAACATAAGAGGGCGAAAGATGAAAAAGATTATATTTCTGGTAAAATTACATATACTTGGGATGAATTATTTAAAAGTCTAAATAAGGTTCGAGATGAGATAAAGGAATCATTACCCTACACAGTAATGCATGTAGAACACTGTGAGGCTGATGATGTCATCGCCGCTCTCTGTAAATATTTTCAAACTGAAGAAACTATTCCTACTGGAAATGGTAATTTATTTGAAGAAAAACAAAAAATATTAATTATATCAAGTGATAAAGATTTTATTCAATTGCAACATTTTGGTAATGTAAAGCAATTTTCACCACTGACTAAAAAGCATCTTATACATGAAGATCCTGTAGATTTTTTAGAAGAACACATTATTAGTGGTGACAGAAGTGACGGAATTCCTAATGTTCTATCGTCGGACGACTGTTTTGTTCAAGGTCAGAGACAAACACCATTAACTAAGAAGAGACTTTCTATAATAAAAGGGGGAGATCTTACAGAAAAAGAAAGTATTGGTTATTCTCGGAATAAGACTCTCATAGATTTGAGTCAAATTCCAGAGAACATACAAACCAATATTATTCATGAATGGAAAACAACTGATCAATGTAAAGATAGAAAAAATTTATTAAATTATTTCATTAAATTTAGACTTAAAAATTTAATGGATGTTATAGAGGACTTTTAATTATGGCAGACAGTATACCTTATATTTTTCAAGCGATACAAAACTCTCCAAAAAAGAATAGGGTTAATATATTAAGACACATGGTCAATGGGCCTCCCCCAAATGACCAAGTTAAACAAATATTAATTCACGCATTTCATCCTAAAATCAAGTTTTTACTACCACCGGGCACCCCGCCTTATGTTTTTAGGGGAACTCCGGAAGGGTTTCCAATGACATTGTATCCTGAAGTTCGCAAGTTTTATCTGTTTTGTGAAGGAGGTGGAGCAAACATAGACGGAATGAAGAGAGAGCAAATTTTTATTGAATTGCTCGAAACAATACATCCTGACGAAGCACAAGTGGTGATTGCTATGAAGGATAAAAAATTCACTGAACTTTATAGTAACATCACTTATGATCTAGTGAGGCAAGCCCTTCCAGAGATAAAGCTACCAGAACCGGAGGCTAAGAAGCCAAAGGGAAAAAAGCATCAAAAAACTTGACTTTTTCGAGAATATTTGATATAATAGTAGGAAGTAATGAGAAAACCATCACACAAGGTGATGATTCATTATGGTCTATTAAACCCTTCAAAAGAGATGAATTATGAAGAAGGCGATATTAATTGCACTTAGTGCAATTGCGCTAGTAGGACTTACTGTTCCTACAGTTAGCGCTAAAGTAATAACAGTGGATGGTGTAAAGTTTCAGGTATTTCAGGACCCTGATTCTGGTGAATTTACACTACTTCCAGTTAAAAAAGTCCTACTCGGCCCAAAAGTCACCAAACTTCCGGCCCTAAACCTACCAAAAGCAGTAGAATTAAAGAAAGAAGTACTACCAGAGAGTTCCTCTCCGTTAGGCGTACCTATGAATGCGTCTGAAAATATAGGAGTTGTTTCTGAGAGTCCAGATAAGTCTGAAGTTACAGAAAAGACTGAATCTGATTCAGTTTACTATGAATATGTTTGTACTGTACCCTCAGGTTGTCCATTTAAAGATGGAAAATGTGTTGGATGTAAGAAAATTAAAGTATATGAAGAAAAAACGGTTATAAAACTTCCTAAAGAAAAACCGGAAATTGTTCATACAGTTCTTCCCAAAAAAGAGAAATTTTTTCTCACACTGGATTTCCAGGAGGGCAAAAAAGAATCTCTCC